TTAGAAATACCTTGTGCCGTGCTTATAACTGCGTTGGCTATCCCTGCAACCTTGTTAATCATAAAGGCTCTCTTTTGTGCCTTCTCATTCTCACCTGTAAAGGCTTGTACAAGACCATTGATAGCACTTATAGCATCCATAGACATCTGCACCTTTGCATCTTGTACTTGTCGTTCAAGGTCTTGTCTCTTACGAGCTTCTTCAGCCTCTTGAGCAGTACGCTCTGCATTGAGTACATTTATCTCACTTACCATATCTTGATAAGATTGTGTACCCTCTGCATATAGTGCTTTTTGTTGTTCTAATGTAGCTAATCTACTATTGTAAAGTTCTTGGTTAAGTTGCTCCTCAAGTTCAAGTTGTTTAAGTACATTTAACTCTGCTTCTATTGCTGCTTCTGCTTGAATCTCTGCTACCTCTTGAGCGTTCTCCGCTTTGCTTATCTCAAGGTCTACTAACTCTCTTTCAAGAGCCATCTCATTCATCAACTGCTCACTTCTAAACCCTGCTACTTGTGCTTGTACCGCTGCAAGTTCATTAGTAGCTTCAATATGTGCTTTCTGGAACTCTACATTGTCTTCTGCTAACGCAAGGTCTTGAGATGCTTTTGCTAATCGTATCTCAGCAAGTTTTAACATCTCATCCTCTTGCTTTCTTAGTACCGCACCTAACTCCTCATTCGCCTTGATACGCTCTTGAATAGTAAAGCGTTCATCATCTCGTACTTGTCTAAGTTTCTCCGCTTGTAAGTCGTACTTCTCAATAAGACCTTGAGACAAGGCATCTGCTAACTCAGCTTGTTTGTTTAGTTCAGTCATTGCACTTGCTGCCTTGACCGTTTTAGTAGTGTAGTTTGCAATAGCAGTTCCTGCTTTAATAGTAGTATCTACCATCTTATCAAGAGAACCATCTACACCTGTGACCATATCCACAGTCTCCTTACCTGCGTTCTTGACATCTTCTAACGCTCCTGCAAAGTCACCACTAAACACTTTCTTAACTGCACTTGCTATATACCCAAGTGTATCTAAGAATGAGTTAAACCTCTCAATAAGGTTTTCCTTGATAGCGTTACCAAAAGCTATTAGATTCTCTTTAGGGTTCTCAAAGATGTCTTTAAAGAATCCTGTAATACCTCCTATGTTGGATTGTATCCACTTAGAGAAATCACTAAACGCTATTTGCAAAGAATTAAAAGCAGTATTGAAGAAGTCTACTACCTGTTGATTATTGTCAAACAATTCTTTAAGGATATTTAAAGCCTCAATCACAAGACCGATACCTGCGGCTTTCATAGCCATCCCTAAGCCCTTAAAACCTGTAGATAATGCCTTGATACCTTTCTTAGAATCTTGCGCACTCTTACCGATATCTTCAGCACTATCAGCAATATCATTAACTGCTTCAGCAGTCTTGTCTGCTTGTTTTTGAGAGGCTTTTAACGCATCAATAAGTTCATCTAACTTTCTCTCAAGACCAGAAAGGTCTGCACCTATTACTATGTTCTTCTCTATCGCCATTTGCCTAATGCTTCTTTAAAAGTACGAGGGTATTGATACTTGCCTTTGGCAGTCCTAATATCCTCATCTCTTTCGTTAGTCTCCTTGAGAGCCTTAATAAGATAACCTAATTGACTATACATCGTTGAGTAGTTCCATTTCTGCCTCACCTGTAGTTAGGTTCAACTTTAATTGATTGATAATGTAGTTTCTTTCGCCTATGGTCAACTTGTCATTAACCTTCAAAGCCAACATTATACCCAAAGGTAACTGAGCCTTGTAGCTAAATACCCTTCTGCTCGTATCGTATAAGTCAGTAATGTAGTCTTGCCAATAGGTATTATACAATCCTTGACTAAAGCCTTGTAATAAGTAAGGGTCTATCTCAGTACCAAAGTTCAAGGTCTTGGTAACATCCGCAGCAGTAATAGCATTGACATTACTCACTAACCAGAAGTCAGTAGTAGACACTTTAGTAGGACTTGCTCCCATAGGTATATAGGCAAAAGCCTCAGTACCTCCTATAGAATCTGGCACATAGAAGATAAAAGGTTGACCGATATAAGGCTCTATCTCTCTTGTAATGCTCTTGCCTACATTTATGGTTGTTAAGTTGTTGTTGTTTTGGTCTGTAAGTCTCTCAAAGAGCATATTGTCAAAGCCCACTTCAACATTAAACTCTTCGCCATCAAAGGTGAAGTCTGCTTGTAAATCACCATAGCCGATATCATTCTGTAGTCTATACTGCTCACCTAAAATCGCTTCGGTTTCGTTATACTTGTAACTGATTCTACGATAGAGTTGTGGTTTATTGATATTGACCTCTTCCGTATCCACATATTCTGTAATCTCTCTTGTAGTGCCTTCTGCATACCAATCATCTAAGGGTTCTATATCGTATTGTCCGTTTCCTGTGGGAACGATAACCAAGTTGAAAGCTCTAACAAGGCTACCTATAAAGTCACTAACCTTCTGCTCTGGCATTTGCTCGGATACCTCAACTGTGCTTGTAATACTTTGAGCAGTAGACCTACTTGCCGTATCAGCATCACTCCAAGTAGCACCATCATAGTATTCTATATTGAATGATAAACCACTTATGTTAGCACCACTATCTGTAGATGAGAACTTGTATTGTATAGTATCTCCTACATTAAGTGTTCCGTAGTTTACTATTATTCCAGATACATTACCACTATGCGATTTTACCGTGTGTAATTCATCATTGATAAATGTATATATCTTGTAATCATAAGTAGAGTTGACACTATAACTCACTCGTAGTGTAGCTTCTTGAGCAGCATCTACCGTATATTTTTGTGTAGTTAGATTGTAGTCTCCTGTAACATTAGCAGTAAAGTTTATTACTTGAGGAGGGAATCCATTAGGTTGGTCTTTGAACATATACCCTGCTCTCCTATGACACCACATAAACAACTTGCCAAAGTCAGCACTATCAAAGAAGTCACTATTGAAAGTAACACTATACTTACTCTCTATAGCATCCAATATCTTCTGCAACTTTATAGCAGGTTTAAAGTCGTAGTAGAACACACCGTGTAAGTGAGATTGACTATGGTAGAAGATATTATCCTCTTGTGTTGTGCTTGAATTACTATCATAATACCAATTTCTCACAGGAGAGATAAGAGGGTAGATAATAGAATCACTCGTACCACTCACATAACTATCAATACCTGTTTGTATGTTAGTATCGTTGTAGGTATGGTCATACGCACTCAAATCAAGGTCTGTAAGATTGTCCTCTCCGAACTTATCCTTGAGAGATGTTACATTGCTAAAGAACCCTACACTATACGCATAAGGTTGCCCTTGCTTTACTTGTACGCTCTCCAACTCTAATACCCCTGCTCTAAATAGATTGTGGTTAACCTCTATAAAAGCATCTACCCTTACACTCGCATTAAAGCTACCAGAGATATCTACATTGTAGTAATGCTTAAATATCTTGTTGTTCTGTACTGAGGCAGGAATAGTAAAACTTTGAGTGAAGTCACCAAAGACCTTAGAGATATCCTTAATGTTTTGTACACTTAGGTTTATCTCTATGTTCTCATTTTGGAATAGGTCAGCTCTTTGACCATCAATGTAGAGTTCTACTTTATACATATCTTGTATCGTATGCTTCTTCTACTTCTATTGTGTAGTTGATTGTTCTATCGTTTATAGACTTCTGCAAGGTGACTGAATTGGTCACTACATTTACAGGTAACCCATTGAGCAATATCTTCTCACTCATCATAAGGTCTTTGATAGCCTCTCTATAGTCTTCAGTTACCCAACCTGTGTTAAGTGTTGTAGTCACCTTACCATTGGTGTTGAACTGCTGATAGATATTATCTGTAGTGTCGTAGGTAAACCCACTTGATGATGATGTGCCTATAGACTTTCTAAAGCGTTCCGAAGTGACACTAAAGTTATCTTGACTTGCTTTGTAGAAGTGGATGAAATCCCAAGTACCATAACGATTGATATACTGAATGGTATTGATAGTGTATTTAGGCTCACACTCTTTTATTACCGTGATAGTATCAAATACTGAACCTGCCGTGTTTAATTCTAATACCCACTCACTTTGATTGATAGGTCTATCGCTACTTGCTCCTGTATACCCATCACTTGTAAGCCAATTGTTTAACCCTAACTCACCTATAGGTATTCTAAGGATTCTATCTTCTGGTTGCACATCTGCACCATATCCTGTGATGTCAAATTGATAAGTAGTTGCACCTCCTATGCGATAGATTACATTCTCAATAACCTCATTGTTGTACTTACCCATAAACAAAGGCATCATCTCATAGCCATTATCTTCTACATATACCGTTGAGGTATTGTTAAGGTAGGCAGAAGGGAACTCAAAGTTAGCACCCTCACTAAATAGATGGTAACCATTAGATGCAGGGAAGATATCTGTGCTTCCTGTGTCGTGGACAATGTTAACACCATCAAGGTATTCAATGTCATAATCTACTTGCACCCATACGATGTTATTGTTCTTCTCACCTGTAGGAGATGTTCTCGTTTGGTTAGTATCGTATACTGCTCCTATCTCTTCTCTAACCATAGGTGCGATATCAAAGGATACATCTGTACTTGCAAACACATCTCTATACAAAGTGTAGTCAGCAGTAGATGGTCTGCTACTTCTACTCCCTGCCCATACATATATCTCTAAGGTGATATTCCTTAATGTTGATAAAGAACCTGCATAGGTTGTGGTAATATATATAGGGCTTCTCGCTCCTACTAATTGGTCTGGTGATACTGCACTCATATTATAAGTCTCGTAATATGTTATCTAAATCATCATCTAAGCCTCTCAAAATCTCAAGGGGTAACTTCTCAAACTCTAACGCAAAAGGTGCAGTAAAGAAGTTGCTCTTAGGTATACCCTTTCTGTATATGCTTCGTGATACCAAAAAGGTAGCACTATCTATATTGGCTTTTGTCTTAGGTATAAACTTTCCTGTCTTAAAGTCTCGTAGCTTAAACTTGTTGTTGGTTACCATCCTTCTAATAGCACCCATATTAGGGTACTTGTTGGTAAAGCCAAATCTTGAGCCTCCTTGTACTTTGTACTTAACACCATCAACACCCTCATCAATGTATTGACCGTAGTCTAACATCTCAAAGAACATCTCGTAGTTAAAGCCACTTTGAAACTGCCCTTTAGTATTTCTATTCTGCTTGACTAATAGGTTGAAGTCTATGCTATCCTTTAGGTCACCTGAGAACACTTGTCTCCTTCTACGCTTCTTACCATCGTTAAAGGTAATCGTGCGAGTAGCACCAAGATTTAACTTCGCAGCTTTCACAACCCTGTTACCAAACTGCTCAAGCACTTGCTTCATATGTTTAGTGCTTATGGACAAATTGTAATGGTATTAGCAATGTCTATAGACAAGGTTAGATTCCAACCTACCAATAGGTTCTCAAACCTATCTTCAAAAGGCTCACAAGTAGGTTGTCCGTTTAGCTGATACTTGTCTTGCATCAGGTCACCTCTTTTGAGATGTGATACAAGGTCGTTAGCTACCAGAAGTTGTGTGTTTAAAATGTCGTGTCTATTGTCAACACCATAGAATATCTCTGCCTCTTCTCTTGGGTCATCCTTACTCACATCTGCTACATCCATAAACAAGATGCTCATATTGTAAGTGATGCCAATATCGTTGAAGGTCACATTGTTTATCATAATATGTGACAAGGGGAAGATAGTCTGCTTGTTGAGGTCAACCTCAAAGATATCACCCTCAGTAACTGTGTTGACTTGAGAGTTAGCAATGAGGTGTTCTCTAATCTTTGTTGTAATGTCGTAGAAACTCATAATAGGTTAACTTACTATTAGAGTTAGTGTTTAAGCATCTTCTTCTCTACATCACTCTTCTCCTTGTCATATACAAGTTTGGTAAGGCATTGTGATAGGGGTAACATAGTAATAGTATCGTATCTACTTACATCACCTCCTGCAAGGTGGTCTACACTACCATACCATCCCCACTTTCTACTGAAGTTAGCGGAGGCTGAGAGATTAAGCTCTCCTTCTTCTCCCCCTCCAAAGAGGTCTGGGTATCCTTCAATAATTTGTTGCTTAAACGATAAAAAAAAAGCGTAGCACCTAACGCTACATCTAATGGGAAGTCGGCATAGCCATCAGTACCCTTGTAAGGGTCTATCTCATACAGGTCACCCTTCTCCTTTACAATAGGTCTATACAATACCCCTACGGTCTTATGCAATTGTTGCATATCACTTAGGTAGCTATCCAAATCTATATACTCACCAAAGCTCATCTCTTCAAGGTTGGGTACAAAGCCATATTCCTTACCTCTAAAGGACAATCTCCTTACAAGTGGATGCTTACCACCTACGATAGATAATATGTGCTGAGAGATATCTAAGATGTCCTCTGCTTTCATTGCATAGGCTACCTTCAATGGTATGTTAGCAAATAGTTCAAGAGCCTTGAGTGTCATAAAGGTTTCATCACCTTCTACCTTTAGAAACTTTTGGTACTGCTCTACCGTGAGTTCTCTTGCGTTCTCTGGAAGTATAACCTTTACCTCCTTACCTGACTGCATATCTACCATAGTTCGGTCTGCTTAGTTTGTTATATGTTGCGTACCTCAACGCATCTATAGCGTGGTTAAACGCATCTATAGGTTTATTGAGTAGCTTACCATTCTTATCTTCTACCCACTTGTAGTTTCTCATCTCCTTGACAAAGTTAGCACCTGTGATATGTAGCTTATACCTCTTGAGCATATCAATACCTGCATTGATGCTATCAGCACCTTTCTTAGTAGGTTTGATATTCCAACCCATCCTGTAGAGTTCTTCTATAGATTTAGGCTCTGCACTATCTGCAAATATCTCTGCTCTTCTATCTATCCCCAATGCTTTTAACTTCTCACTAATGTCCCTATTGGTTAGGTTCGTTTCGTATAGAAGTTCTTTTGCAAAAATGTTATTATCGTGATGATAGACACCAACGAGAGTAGTCGGGTCATTAGTAAAACCAAAGTCCATACCGTACGAGAGGAATTTAGCCTGTTCGGGTATCTCCTCTTCCATAAATGTAAAAATTGTAGCTTTACTTTGACCCCTTTCTCCCAATCCGTAAATGCGCCAGTAATCTTCATCAGTAGATTGTAATCTCTCAATCTCCTCCACAATACTATTATCCAGAAAAGGATTATCCAAGTAAGTAGATTTGATAAAGGTGACATCATCTCTCGTGAGTAACCTGTCGTATATCCAATGGAAGTCATCGGAGGGGTTGTAGTCAAGGTATATCTTGTCTGTGGTTCTAACGAGTAATTGGAAGAAGTCTTCCCAAGTAAGTTCGTTTGCCTCGTTACAGAATAGATAGTGCCGTCTTGCACCTCGTTTCTTTTGAGGTTGGTCAAGTGACACGAACTCAATGATGTTGCCGTTAAGCCTATATATGTGTTCGGATTTGTTATGATACTTCTCATCATACAGTTTCATATTAGTTAGTATCTCAATAAAGTCTCTCATCGCAGTCATCTTGAGAGAGGGTAGAGACTTTCTTACAATAGTAAAGACCTTACCCTTCTCGGATAAAGCCAATACAATGATGAGTTGAAGTAGTGAGTATGTTTTACCAGAACGAGTACCTCCTTGATTAACTACAATCTTGGTAGGTGCATTATAGTTCTTCTCAAATATCTCACTCGTTTTTATCGCTACGCTTGACAATCTCTATCTTAACTTCGTTAATCTCCTCATCGGTTTCTATCTTGTTCTCTACCCTTGCAAGTTTAGGAGTGGTGTACTCTGCCATTTGGTTGAGTATCGTTAGAGCCTTCTCTGGGTTGTCTGCTGCAACCTCAGTTAACCAATTGGTCATATTCTCTAAGTTATCCTCTACGAGCTTTGTAAAGGCTTCTCTAATCTTGTTAGTGGTTTTATTGGGTGTACCCTTTGTTCTACCACCTTTCTTTTCTTGTCCTGCTTTGAACGGCATACTATACAATTCTACTTTAGTATGTTAACCT